ATGTCTTACAAGGATAATTTCAGCAACCATCGGGAGATCCTCGATACGCTTCGGGCGCGAATCTGTCTGATTCCTCCGCAAGCGACCGAGCCGATGCACGAAACCGCCGTGGCACAGGAATTCAACGTCTCGCGGACTCCGGTGCGTCAGGTGTTGCAGACCCTCGCGCGCGAGCAGTTGATCGAGATCAGACCGAGCGTCGGCGCGACGGTTACCAAACTGAACCCCGAGACCAAGAAAGAGAGCTACTATATATATAGGGACCTGATGGAGATTGCCGCGCGTCTGGCCGAGGGCAAGCCGCTGCCCGACGGCACGATGCTGGATCTCGCCAGTATCGAAGGCATCCTGAACAGCGATCCCGTGGTCAGTAACAGCCTCTTCGTGTCGCTCGCGATCCGGGTGCAGACGACGCTGTCCACTCTTATCCATGATGACATCATCGACGATGCGGCCTCTGCCGCCTTCTTTCGGATGACGCGCTGGCGGGTGCCGGAATACCAGATTTCACCCGACCTGCATTGGGCAACTTTCCGGAAAAACATCCGCGCCACGACCGAGGCGGCGCGCAGCGGCGATCCCGCCCATGTATTGCGCACCGTCGTCGGGCTGAGCGAGAAGCTGGTTAAATTGACCATCGACCAAGAGGACATGGCGAACCAGGATACCAAACAACGTCGCACCGGCGTTGCGTGAACGGCCCGGCACCGTGCGGTGGTTAACTGGGTGAAATTTGACCGATCGTGCGTTGCGGTCTAGAGATAAAGCTATGCTGGGACAGGCATGCGAACGGTCCGGAGGGAAACCTCCGGGCCGTTTTGCGTTCCCGCAGGCGGACGGGTCAATAACAACAACCCAAAAAGGGGAATCAAGATGACTCTCATTAAGAAAGAGCGTGAGACCAGTGCAGTCTCTGGCCACATCGAGGAAATCGTCGGTGAACTCAGGCAGCTAAAGGACTGTCTGCGCATGGTGCAGGACCTTGTGCAGATGGATGACCCCGGCGCGGTGAAGGAGGCCTTGCGCCTCTCATCCGACATCCGGGGCTTTTTGAAAAACACATGGGAACTGGAGGCGCGTATCAATGACGACCGAAGACAGGAACTTGGAATTGCCGGCGACGTCGGATTCGACCTCGGGGTCGCACGGGCTGACATCGGGTGCAAGCTGGCTCGCCTCCGCCGATGCTGTGGCGACTGAGCTGTTCCTAGATGATCTGACGGAGGGAGAGCTGCTTGCTCTCCCTTTTTTGTTTGATTTCTGGGCGATGCCGCATCAATTGCCGCCCGAGGGCGCTTGGCGGTCGTGGATCATCATGGGCGGGCGCGGCGCGGGAAAGACGCGCGCCGGTGCCGAATGGGTGCGCGCGATGGTCGAGGGCGATCGCCCTCTCGACAAGGGGCGCTGCCGTCGGATGGCGCTGGTCGGGGAGACCATCGATCAGGTGCGCGAGGTGATGATCTACGGCGACAGCGGCATCCTCGCCTGTTCGCCCCCCGATCGCCGCCCGCTCTGGTCCGCAAGCCGCAAGCAGTTGGAATGGCCCAATGGCGCCGTCGCGCAGGTGTTTTCCGCGCATGAGCCCGAGGGCTTGCGCGGCCCGCAGTTCGACGGCGCCTGGGTCGATGAGCTGGCCAAGTGGAAAAAGGCGCAGGCGACTTGGGACATGCTGCAATTCGCCCTGCGTCTGGGCGAGGATCCGCGGGTCTGCGTGACGACCACACCGCGCAATGTCGGGGTGATGAAGGGGCTGCTCACCATGTCCTCCACCGTCGTCACCCATGCCCCGACCGAAGCCAACCGCGCAAATCTCGCCGGGTCGTTCCTCGCCGAGGTGCGTGAACGCTACGCCGGGACGCGACTTGGCCGCCAGGAACTGGACGGGCTGATGCTTGGCGATACCGACGGCGCGATGTGGACCTCCGCCACGCTGGAGGCGGGCCGGGTGGATCACGCCCCCGACCTCACCCGAGTCGTCGTTGCGGTCGACCCGCCCGTCACGGGGCATGCCGGATCGGACGAATGCGGCATCATCGTCGCGGGCATCGCCGCCGGGGAGGCCCCCGAGGATTGGCGCGCCTACGTGTTGGAGGACGACACCGTGCACGCCGCCACCCCTCGCCAATGGGCCGAGGCCGCGATTGCCGCCATGGCACGCCATGGCGCGGACCGGATCGTGGCCGAGGTCAATCAGGGCGGCGATCTGGTGGAGGCGGTGATCCGCCAGGTTGACCCGCTGGTGTCGCTGCGCCAAGTGCGCGCCTCGCGAGGCAAGGCGGCCCGCGCGGAGCCGGTCGCCGCGCTTTACGAGCAGGGCCGGGTGCATCACCTGCGTGGGCTGGACCTGTTGGAGGATCAGCTTTGTGCCATGACCTCAAGGGGATACGAGGGAAAAGGCTCACCGGATCGACTCGACGCGCTGGTCTGGGCCTTGCACGATCTGATGATCCTGCCGGGGGCGTTGCGTTCTCGCCCGAGGGTGCGTTCGCTGTGACAAGCTGCGCTTAACCTTTTGTTGGGAGATTGGTTTTCGAAGCGTTCACGAGACGCAATTCGAAAAGGAGCAACCCCATGGGTGTGATCGACTATTTCCGGCGAGACCAGTCCCCGCCCGAGGTGAAGGCCAGCGCCGCGGGGCCGGTGATCTCGTACCATTCAGCCGGCCGCGTGGTCTGGTCGCCGCGCGATTCCGTCACGCTGACCCGCACCGGGTTCGCCGGCAATCCGGTCGGCTTTCGCGCGGTCAAGATGATCGCCGAGGCCGCCGCCGCGCTGCCGCTGATCTGCCAGGACGAATGTGCGCGGTACGATGTGCACCCCCTTGTCGACCTTCTGGCGCGGCCCAACCCGGTGCAGGGGCGCGCCGAATTGCTGGAATCGCTCTACGGACAGCTCGTCCTGACCGGCAACGGCTATGTCGAAGCGGTCGCCGCCGAAGATGGCGCGCCGGTTGAGCTGCATGTGCTGCGATCCGACCGGATGTCGGTTGTGCCGGGCAGCGATGGCTGGCCGGTCGCCTATGATTACGCGGTCGGCGGGCGCAAGCACCGCTTTGCCGTCGCGCCGGGGCGGTCCCCGGTTCTGCATGTGAAAAGCTTCCATCCGCAGGACGACCACTACGGCTTGTCCGCGATGCAGGCGGCGGCGCAGGCGCTCGACGTGCATAACTCGGCCTCCGCCTGGTCCAAGGCATTGCTTGACAATGCGGCGCGTCCCTCTGGCGCGCTGGTCTATGGGGGCGACGATGGTGCCTCGATGACGCCGGATCAATTTGACCGCCTTTCCAATGAGTTGGAGGCACATCATATGGGCGCGCGCAATGCCGGTCGCCCGATGCTGCTGGAGGGTGGGCTTGATTGGAAGCCCATGGGCTTTTCCCCCTCGGACATGGAATTTCACCGCACGAAGGAGGCGGCCGCGCGTGACATCGCGCTGGCCTTTGGCGTGCCGCCGATGTTGCTGGGGATCCCCGGCGACGCGACATATGCGAATTATCAGGAGGCGCATCGCGCGTTCTTTCGTCTGACTGTTCTTCCGCTGGCCACGCGGGTCACGGCGGCGGTGTCGAGCTGGTTGCAGGGCTTCACCGGGGATCCGGTGATGTTGAAACCCGACCTCGACCAGGTGCCCGCGCTATCGGCCGAACGCGACGCGCAATGGGGCCGGGTGGCGGGCGCGGACTTCCTCTCCCGGGCGGAAAAACGCGCACTTCTGGGCCTGCCGGTGGAGGCAGCGGATGACTGAGCAGCGCGACATTCACCGCTATGGATTCGAGAGCTTTGACTGCGCGCCGGCGCTGCGTCTGGAGGCGCACGAGCAGGTCTCCCGACTTCACATCGAGGGTTTGAAAGACAGCATAGCACGTCTTGAGGCTGTGATCGAAAGGCTGGAGAGGCGATTGTGGCTGACCGTCTATGGGGTGGTTGCGGTGATACTTGCAGAAGGTTTCCAGTCGATCTTAGCCCGCTTGCCTTAATGAAGAGTTTAACTCTTCCAATTTCTCACAAATCAGGTGGAACTCATGGAATTTGAACATAAATTCTGCTCCCTCAGCGCAGATGTTAAGGTCAGTGACGACCTCAGTATCGAAGGCTACGCCTCCCGGTTCGACGCCCCCGATCAGGGCGGCGATGTCGTCGCACCCGGCGCTTACCGCGTCTCACTCGCCGAAAATCGCGGCGTGAAGATGCTTTGGCAGCACGATCCTTCTCAACCCATAGGTGTATGGGAAGATTTGCGCGAAGACACGCAGGGGTTGTGGGTCAAGGGCCGACTCCTTGAGGGCGTGGCCCGCGCCAGAGAGGCGGCGGCGTTGCTGCGGGCGGGGGCGATCGACGGCTTGTCGATCGGTTATCGCACCCGGCGCGCGACCAAGAACGAGGGGGGCGGACGCACCCTCATGGAACTGGAACTTTGGGAGGTGTCGCTGGTGACATTCCCGATGTTGCCCAGTGCGCGCGTGGCCGCGAAGGGCGACAGCCTGGAGCCCGCGTTGCGCGAATTGGCGGCGGTGTTTGACGACGCGCGGCTGGAGATGACCGGGCGCTGAACCCGGTCCAACCCCTTCAACGGGAAACTGACGATGCAACGAACCGAGGATATTCCCCGGCCCGGAGAGGCTTTGTCTCCAACGGCCGAGGTAAAGACCGCCGTGGCGGGATTTGTTTCGGAGTTCAAGGACTTCCGAAACGAGATGACAGACCGGATGAAACAACAGGAAAGCCGTTTGACCATGCTTGACCGAAAGACACAGATGGGCCCGCGCCCCGCCTTGGCCCGCGAGGCCGACCGAAACGTTCCGCATCAAAAGGCGCTCAACGCCTACCTCAGGTCGGGCGATGACGACGCCCTGCGCGGGTTGGAACTGGAGGGCAAGGCGATGTCCACAGCCGTTGCCGCCGACGGGGGCTACCTTGTGGACGCCGAAACCTCCGCCTCGATCCAAGGCGTGTTGCACTCCGCCGCCTCGATCCGCCAGATCGCCAATGTGGTGACGGTGGAGGCGACCTCTTATGACGTGCTCGTCGACACCACCGACGTCGGTTCGGGCTGGGTGACAGAGACCGGCACGGTTGCAGAGACCTCGACCACCGCGATGGACCGCATCTCGATCCCGCTCTACGAATTGGCGGCCTTGCCCAAGGCGTCACAACGCCTTCTGGATGATTCCGCCTTTGACATCGAGGGCTGGCTCGCGGCGCGTATCGCGGACCGTTTTGCGCGCTCCGAAGCGGCGGCTTTCGTGGGCGGCGATGGCTCGGAGAAGCCGACGGGGTTCCTTACTCACCCTGCGGTTGCGAACGCCAGCTGGGCCTGGGACAGTCTGGGCTATGTCGCGACCGGCGCCGATGGTGGGTTCGATCTGAACGAGCCGGTCGATGCCGTGGTCGATCTGGTCTATGCGCTCGGCGCGCGCTACCGGGCGAACGGCACCTTCGTGATGAACTCCAAGACGGCAGGCGCGGTGCGCAAGTTGAAGGATGCCGAGGGGCGGTTCCTCTGGACCGATAGCCTCGCCGCCGGAGAGCCGGCGCGCCTGATGGGCTACCCGGTGCTGCTGGCCGAGGACATGCCCGACATCGCGACGGGCAGCTACGCCATCGCCTTCGGGGATTTCCACGCCGGTTACACGGTGGCGGAACGGCCCGACCTGCGTGTGTTGCGCGATCCCTTCTCTGCCAAACCGCACGTTCTGTTTTACGCGACCAAGCGGGTCGGCGGGGATGTCACCGATTTCGCGGCGATCAAGCTGTTGAAATTCGCCACCTCCTGACCGGGGGCGGATCGTCGGGGGCGCATTGTCCCCGGCGGGCGCGTGGCCGTCCGAAACGGCGCTGACCAGCTGTTCTCCGTCCGCTTCAGCGTGGACGGGCGCGCGCCAGATACAATAATCGAAAAGGGGTCGCAGATGTTGATCGAAGAAAACGAAGTGTCCGCCGACGCCTTGCCGGTCGAGGATTTCAAGGCGCATCTGCGGCTTGGGCGCGGCTTCAGCGGCGATAGCGTGCAGGACGCCGTGCTGGATAGTTTCCTGCGCGCGGCGCTGTCGGCAATCGAGGGGCGCACCGGCAAAGCCTTGATTTCGCGCGACTTCGTCTGGACCTCTGCAGTCTGGGGCGCGCGGGGTCAGGTGTTTCCCGTCGCTCCCGTCACCGTGATCGCCGAGGTCGCGATGCTGGACGGCGACGGCGGGGAAAACGTGATCGCCCCGACGCGCTACCGCCTGGATCACGACACCAGCCGATCGGTCCTGCGTCCGCGCGGCGTTGGCCTGCCGAGCGTAACAGCCGATGGCGCGATCCGGGTCCGGTTCAGCGCCGGGTATGGGCCGGCCTGGTCCGATCTGCCGGCCGATCTGGCGCAGGCGGTGATGTTGCTGGCGGCGCATTATTACGAACATCGCGAGGCGACCGGGCTGGGCGCGGGCTGCATGCCCTTTGGGGTCACCTCGCTGCTGAACCGGTATCGCCCGATGCGGTTGAGCGCGGGGGGACAGGTCTGATGGCGCGGCTTGATCGATTGCTTGTGCTGGAGGATCCGCAGCGCGTCCCCGACGCATCCGGCGGGTTCAGCGAGACCTGGACCGCCCTGGGCGAAGTTTGGGGCGAAGTGAGCGCGCGCACCGGACGGATCAGCGAGGTCGGCCCGATGGCGGTGTCGCGCATGGCCTACCGGATCGTGGTGCGCGCAGCACCGGTCGGCGTGCCCTCGCGCCCCGTGGCGGGCCAGCGATTTCGCGAAGGCAGCCGGGTTTTCAACATCGAAGCGGTGGCCGAACGCGACCCCGAGGGGCGCTACCTGATCTGCTTTGCCTCAGAGGAGGTCGCCGCATGACCTACGCGATGTCCAAATCGCTGCAACAAGCGGTCTTTGCCGTGCTTAGCTCTGACGCGGCGCTGCAAGCCCTTGTGGGCACTGACATTTTCGACGCGCCGCCGGTCGGCTCGATCCCCGCGCTTTACGTCAGTCTCGGCCCCGAAACGGCGGTGGAGCGGTCGGATCGCACGGTCAGCGGCGCGCGGCACGATTTCATCGTCTCCGTCATCACCGACGCCGCCGGGTTCCAGCGGGCCAAGGCGGTCGCGGGAGCGGTCTCGGACGCGCTGACACAACCGCTCGGCGCGTTGGAGCGCGGGCATCTCGTGGCGCTGTCTTTTCTGCGCGCACGGGCGCGACGCGACGAGGCGGGGCAGCAAAGGCGGATCGACCTCACGTTCCGCGCCCTGTTGGACGACATTTAACCCATTGCAAGGAGTATGAAAAATGGCAGCCCAAAACGGTAAGGACCTGCTGGTCAAGGTGGACATGTCCGACGACGGACAGTTCCAGACCCTCGCCGGCCTGCGCGCCACGCGGGTCAGTTTCAACGCGGAGGCGGTGGATGTCACCAGCCTGGAAAGCCAGGGCGGATGGCGTGAATTGCTGGGCGGGGCGGGCGTCCGCTCGGCCGGGATTTCAGGGGCCGGGGTGTTTCGCGACGCGGCCAGCGACGAACGCGCGCGCCAGGTCTTCTTTGACGGGCAGACCCCGGATTTTCAGATCGTAATCCCGGACTTCGGCATCATCGAAGGGCCGTTCCAGGTGACGGCGATCGAATACGCCGGCGCGCATGACGGTGAGGCGACCTACGAAGTCTCGATGGCTTCGGCTGGCGCGCTCAGCTTCACGGCGATCTGATGGCCAACCCCTATGCAGGAGAGGTCGCGCTGGTGATCGACGATCAGCGCCATGTGATGCGCCTCACCCTCGGCGCGCTGGCAGAGCTGGAGGGTGCCTTGCAGGCCGGAACGCTGGTCGATCTGGTGCAACGCTTTGAAACGGCGACGTTTTCAACGCGTGACGTGCTGGCGCTGATCGTCGCGGGCCTGCGCGGCGGCGGTTGGCAGGGCGCGGCGGCGGACCTCATGTCGGCGCGGATCGAGGGCGGGGCCATCGGGGCCGCGCGCGCCGCCGCCGAACTGCTGGCGCGCGCCTTTGCCCTGCCGGGAGAGGCATCGTGAGTTTTGATTGGCCGGGTCTGATGCGCGCCGGATTGATCGGTCTGCGCCTGAAACCGGCCGAATTCTGGGCGCTGACCCCTGCCGAACTGCGTCTGATGCTGGGCGAGGGCGCGCTACCCACCTTGGGCCGTGCGCGGCTGGACGAGATGCTGGCGCGCTACCCGGATGCGGGCGGCCCGGCAATGACGGACCCGAAGGGAGAGTGAGATGATCGAGGAATTTGAAGGGCTTGGCGATCTGCAAGGGCAGGTGGACGCGCTGGAAGTTTCGCTTGGCGGGGCCAGCAGCATGGCCGCCGGGTTCGACAGTGAATTGCGCCGAATGCGCGCGGCGCTCTCCGAGACCGGCAAGGATGTGCAGACGCTGGAGCGCGGCCTGTCCCAAGGGTTGCGACGGGCGCTCGATTCCGTGGTGCTGGACGGGGCAAAGCTATCCGACGCGCTTGGCACCATCGCGAATTCCGTTGTGAATTCAGCCTATTCGGCGGCCGTGAAGCCGGTGACGGACCACTTTGGCGGCGCGATCTCCCAAGGTGTCGGGAGCCTCGTCGCCGGGATGTTGCCCTTTGCGCAGGGCGGCGCGTTTTCCCAGGGGCGCGTGATGCCCTTTGCCGACGGGGGCGTAGTGCGGGGGGCGACGACCTTTCCGATGCGCGGCGGCACCGGCTTGATGGGCGAGGCGGGGCCGGAGGCGATCATGCCGCTTGCGCGCGGTCCCGACGGCAAGCTCGGCGTGCGCGCCGACGCCGGGCGCGCGGTCAGCGTGGTGATGAACATCCAGACCACCGACGCCGAGAGTTTCCGCAAATCCCAAAGCCAGATCGCCGCCCAGATGGCGCGCGCGATGACACGCGGCCAACGCAACAGGTGAGGTAATCCCATGAGTTTCCACGATATTCGTTTCCCCGCCGCGCTGTCCTTCGGGTCTACCGGCGGCCCCGAGCGACGCACCGAGATTGTCACCCTCGCCAATGGCTACGAGGAGCGCAACGCCCCGTGGTCCCAATCCCGCCGGCGCTATGATGCGGGGGTTTCGATGCGCTCTCTCGACGATATCGCGTCGCTTCTGGCGTTTTTCGAGGCGCGGCAGGGGCAGCTCTACGGGTTTCGCTGGAAGGATTGGTCGGATTACAAATCCTGCCTGCCGGGGGAGGATATTTCCTATACCGATCAACTTCTTGCCCGTGGTGACGGGGTGACGGCGACGTTCCAGCTGGCCAAGACCTACCGTTCGGGCCTCGAACACGCGCGCCGGGTCATCACGCGGCCGGTCGCGGGCACCGTGCGGATCGGCGTCAACGGGACGGAACTGCGCGAGGGCGTACATTTCACACTGGACACCACAACCGGATCAATCGTTCTGGCAGAGGTCCCGACGCCGGAGGCCGAAGTCACCGCAGGCTTTGAATTCGACGTGCCGGTGCGCTTTGACACGGACCGGATCGCGACCTCCGTCGCCTCGTTCCAGGCGGGCGAGATGCCGAGCGTCCCGGTGGTGGAGCTTCGGGTCTGATGGCGTTCAACGGCGCATTGGCGGCGCATCTCGCCACGGGGACCACCACGACCTGTCACGCCTGGGCGATCACGCGGGGCGATGGCACAGTGCTGGGCTTCACCGATCACGACCGGGATCTGACCTTCGACGGCATGACTTTTCGCGCCGGCACCGGGCTGTCCGCGATGGCATTGCAGCAGGGCACCGGGCTGGCGGTCGACAACTCTGAGGCGATTGGCGCGCTCAGCGATGCGGCGATCCGCGAGGCCGACATCGACGCGGGCCGCTTTGACGGGGCCGCCGTGTCGGCCTGGGTGGTGAACTGGGCGGAGGTCGCGGCGCGGCAGGTGATCTTTCGCGGCACCATCGGGGAAATCCGGCGTGCGGGCGGGGCCTTTAGCGCGGAATTACGCGGGCTGGCCGAGGCGCTGAATCAGCCGATGGGCCGGGTCTACCAACCGGGCTGCGGCGCGGTGCTGGGCGATGCGGCCTGCGGCGTCGATCTGGGCGCGGCGGGCTATCACGTCGAGACCACGGTGGAGGGTTTGGGCGATACGCTGCGTCTGCCTGCCTTGCCGGACTTTGAACCCGGCTGGTTCACGCGCGGCAGATTGATTGTTCTGGATGGTGAGGCCGAAGGGCTGGTGGGTGAGGTCAAGCGCGATCGGACCACCGAGACGACCCGCGAGATCACCCTCTGGCAAGGCCTGCGCGCACCTCTAGCCATCGGCGACCGGCTGCGCCTTGTCGCGGGCTGTGACAAGCGGATGGACACCTGCCGCTACAAATTCAACAACCTGCTGAACTTTCAAGGGTTTCCCGACATTCCGGGAGAGGATTGGATGACCGCCTATCCCGCCACCAGCGGCCAGACCACGGGGGGCAGCCGGCGATGAATCGATACGTTCAGGCGGCGCGCGGCTGGATCGGCACGCCCTATCTGCACCAAGCCTCGCATCGCGGTGTGGGCACCGATTGCCTGGGCCTGCTGCGCGGTATCTGGCGCGAGGTTCTGGGGGCGGAGCCGGAGGCGATCCCGCCCTATTCCCGCGACTGGTCCGAACCCTCTGGCGAGGAACGCCTGTGGCGCGCCGCGCGGCGTCACCTTTGCCCCAGTCGGATTGAGGCGGCGGGCGATGTGGTGCTGTTCCGCATGCGCGCCGGGGCGGTCGCGAAACATCTCGGCATTCAGGCCCGGACCGGCGCGCAGGCCAGTTTCATTCATGCCTACAGCGGGCACGGCGTTGTCGAAAGCCCGCTCTCCACCCCTTGGCGACGCCGCATCGTGGCGCGTTTCACATTTCCGGAGGTTTGATCCATGGCGACGCTACTTCTTTCGGCGGCGGGGGCCGCGTTCGGCGGATATATGGGCGGTACGGTGCTGGGCCTGTCGTCCGTGGTAGCGGGGCGCTTTGTGGGGGCGCTGGCCGGGCGCGCCATCGACCAGCGGCTGCTGGGACAGGGGGCCGAGCCGGTCGAAACGGGCCGGGTCGAGCGTCTGCGCCTGATGGGCGCGGGCGAGGGCGATCCGCTGGCCCGCGTGCATGGCCGTGTGCGCATCGCCGGGCAGGTGATCTGGGCCACCCGGTTCGAAGAAGTCGTGACCCAGACCGGCGGCGGCGGCAAGGGCGCGCCGCAGCCCATGGTGCGGCGTTATTCCTACCGCGTCTCGCTGGCGATCGCGCTTTGCGAGGGCGAGATTTCGGGCATCGGGCGCATCTGGGCGGACGGGGCAGAGATCGCCTCCACCGATCTGTCGATGCAAGTCTACACCGGGTCCGACGACCAGCTTCCCGATCCCAAGATGGAGGCGGTCGAGGGCGCCGGCGCGGTTCCCGCCTATCGCGGCACGGCCTATGTGGTGATCGAGGATCTGGCGCTGGAGCCATGGGGCAACCGGGTGCCGCAGTTCTCCTTCGAGGTCATCCGCCCGGCCCCGGTTGAGGTCGCCCCCGATGATCCCGCGCACGCGATCCGCGCGGTCGCGATGATGCCGGGCAGCGGGGAATATGCGCTGGCGAGCACGCCGGTCAGCTATGACCTCGGGGCGGGTAACGTGCGGATGGCAAACGTCAATTCGCCCTCGGGCAAGGCCGATTTCCCGACCGCGCTGGATCAGATGCAGGCGGAACTGCCGGGCTGCGATCACGTCTCCCTCATCGTCAGTTGGTTCGGGGACGACCTGCGCTGCGGGACATGTTCGATCCGTCCGCTGGCCGAATCCGCCGCGCCGGAGGCCAGCATGCCGTGGCACGTCGCCGGGGTGTCGCGCGCGACCGCCGGTCTGGTCGCCAAGGACGACGAAGGCCGCGCGATTTATGGCGGCACCCCCGCCGATGCTTCGGTGATCGAGGCGATTGGCGAGATGTCGGCGCGCGGTCAAAAGGTGATGTTCTACCCATTCATCCTGATGGATCAGCCCGAGGGGAACGCGCTGCCCGATCCGTGGTCCGGCGGTGTGGGCCAAGCTGCATTGCCGTGGCGCGGACGCATCACCACCTCGCGCGCGCCGGGGATTGCAGGTTCGCCCGACGCAACGGCGGCGGCGGGGGCAGAGGTCGCGGCGTTCTTTGGCACCGCCTCGGCCAGTGATTTCAACGTCTCGCCGGGGCATGTCGTCTATTCCGGCCCGGCCGAGTGGTCCTACAGACGGTTCATTCTGCATCAGGCGGCCTTGTGTGTGGCCGCCGGCGGGGTGGAGTCCTTTTGCATCGGCTCCGAAATGCGCGCGCTGACGCAGATCCGCGACGACATGGGCTTTCCCGCCGTGGCGGCGCTGCGCGCATTGGCGGGGGAGGTCCGCGCGATCCTCGGGGCTGAGACGAAGATCGGCTATGCGGCGGATTGGTCGGAATATTTCGGCTATCAGCCGGAGGGGAGCGGGGATCGCTACTTTCACCTCGATCCCCTCTGGGCGGATGCTGAGATCGACTTTGTCGGGATCGACAATTACATGCCGCTCTCGGATTGGCGGGAGGGGGATGATCACGCCGACGCCGCCCATGGGTCGATCTACGATCTCAACTATCTCAAGGGCAATATCGAGGGCGGCGAGAGGTATGACTGGTATTACCATTCGGACGCCGCGCGCCGCGCGCAAATCCGCACGCCGATCACCGATGGCGCGCATGATGAGCCGTGGATCTGGCGCAACAAGGACATTCGGGGCTGGTGGCAGAACGTCCATTACGAACGCATCGGCGGGGTGCGCCAATCCGATCCGACCGCGTGGGAGCCGCAGTCCAAACCCGTCTGGTTCACCGAATTGGGCTGCGCGGCGGTGGACAAGGCGACCAATCAGCCGAACAAGTTTCTCGACCCCAAATCCTCGGAATCCGCGCTGCCGCATTTTTCGACCGGGCGGCGCGACGATCTGATCGCGATGCAGTATCTGCGCGCGATGCTCTCCTATTGGGGTGAGGCCGCGCATAACCCCGTCTCGGCGGTCTATGGCGCACCGATGCTGGATATGTCGCGCGCCCATGTCTGGGCCTGGGACGCGCGGCCCTATCCGTGGTTTCCGAACGCGCAGGAGACCTGGTCGGACGGGGCCAATCATGCGCGTGGACACTGGATCACCGGGCGCGCCTCGGCCCGGTCGCTGGCCAGCGTGGTGCGCGAGATCTGCCTGCGCGCCGGGGTCGATACCATCGACACCGAGGGGCTGCGCGGCGTCGTCTGGGGCTATGAGGAGCCGTTGGGCGGGACCGCGCGCGCCGCCCTGCAACCCCTGATGCTGCGCTTTGGCTTTGACGCGGTGGATCGCGAGGGCGTGCTGACCTTTGCGATGCGGGACGGCGGCGTCGATGCGGTGCTGTCGCGCGATCATCTCGCGGTCAGCAGGGAGCTTGACGCGACCTTGGAGGAGAGCCGCGCCAGCGAGGCGGAGAAGGCGGGCCGGATCCGCTTGCGCTTTGTTCAGGCGGGCGGGGATTTCGACATGGTCGCCGAAGAGGCTGGCCTGCCACATCAGGACAGCGACACCGTCGCCGCGCAGGAGCTGCGCCTGTCGATGCTGCGCGGCGAGGGGCGACAGGTCGCCGAACGCTGGCTGGCCGAGGCGCAGGTCGCGCGCGACACAGCACGCTTTGCCCTGCCGCCGTCGCAGGCCGCGCTCGGGGCCGGGGACGTGGTGCAGATCGGTGAGGGGGTGGCGCGCTACCGCATCGACCGGGTGGATCGCGGCGCGGTGCAGATCGTCGATGCGGTGCGTGTTGAGGCTGAAACCTATCGCCCCGTCGACATGGTCGAAACCACCGCGCGGCAGGCACAGTTTGTGCCACCCGTGCCGGTGTTTCCGCTGTTCCTCGACCTGCCACTGATGCGGGGCGACGAGGTGGCGCATGCGCCGCACCTCGCCGTCACCGCGCAGCCCTGGCCGGGGACCGTGGGGGTCTATAGCTCCGGCGAGGATGCGGATTATGCGCTGGACCGGGTGATCGACCAGCGCGCGGTGATCGGGGTGACGACCGCGCCCTTGGTTTCCGCGCCGTCGGGCCGTTTTGACCGGGGGGAGCCCTTGGCCGTGCGTCTGACCAGCGGCACGCTCGAGTCGATCAGCGACGCCGGGCTGCTTGCGGGCAAGAACCTGATGGCAATCGGCGACGGCACGCCGGGAGGATGGGAGCTGTTCCAGTTCCGCGACGCGGTACCGGGCGGGCAGGGCGTCTACCTGCTGAGCCACCGTTTGCGCGGTCAACTCGGCACCGATGCGACGATGCCCGAGGTCTGGCCGGCGGGGTCCTATGTCGTGCTGATGAACGGCGCGCCGCAACAGATCGGCCTGACCCCGGCGCAGCGCGGCCACCAGCGCCATTTCCGCATCGGACCGGCGCGGCGCAGCTATTCCGATGCCTCCTACCGCCATGAAAGCCACGCCTTCGACGGGATCGGCTTGCGCCCGCTGTCGCCGGTGCATCTGCGCGCCGAGCCCGAGGGTGCGGACCTTGCGATCAGCTGGATCCGGCGCACGCGGATCGGCGGGGATAATTGGGACGCGCTCGACGTCCCCCTGGGCGAAGAGCGCGAATCCTACCTTTTGCGCATCATGCAAGGGGTTCAAATCAAACGGGAAATCATGCTCGATCAGCCCGGATGGACCTATACGGGCGCGGATCAGCAGACGGACGGAGCGCTGGCGGGCAAGCATCTGGAGGTTGCGCAGATCTCGGCGATCTTTGGACCCGGCGCATGGGCAAGGCTGGCGTTTTAGGCATTCCGATCCGCAACCTTGCCCATCACATCATTGCGTTTTAAGCCCGCTCCTCTATCTGCTAAGGTACGGCAGAGCCAAAAGAGGACGACCACATGCCCATCACCCGCGCGAAAGTATCCTCGGTCGATCCGGTCTGGGAGCGTATGACACAGGAAGCGGAGCAGGCGATCCGCGACGAACCTCTCTTGGGCGGGCAGATCCACTCGGCCTTGCTGCATCACCCTTCGATAGAGAACGCGCTGGCCTATCGCATCGCGATGAAGCTGGCGAATTCCGAGATGTCCGAGCAATTGCTGCGCGAAATCTGTGACGAGGCCTACCGCGCCGATCCGTCACTGGCCGATGCGGCGCGCGCCGATATCGTCGCCACCTATGAGCGTGACCCGGCCTGCCACCGATTTATCCAGCCTCTGCTCTATTTCAAGGGCTATCAGGCGGTGCAGTCCTACCGTGTCGCGCATTGGCTGTGGACGCAGGGGCGGCGCGATCTGTCGTACTTTTTCCAGATGCGCTGTTCCGAGGTCTACGGAATCGACATCCACCCCGCCGCACGGATCGGGCGCGGCATCATGATCGACCACGCCCATTCCATTGTCATCGGTGAGACGGCTGTGGTGGGCAACAACGTCTCGATGCTGCATTCCGTCACTCTGGGCGGCACCGGCAAGGAGGACGACGACCGTCACCCCAAGATCGGGGACGGCGTGCTGATCGGGGCCGGAGCCAAGGTGCTGGGCAATATCGCCGTCGGGCATTGCTCGCGCATCGCCGCCGGATCGGTTGTTCTGCATGACGTGCCGCCCTGCAAGACCGTCGCCGGGATCCCGGCGAGGATCGTCGGTGAGGCGGGTTGCGATCAGCCCTCGATGTCGATGAACCACCTCTTTGGCGGGGACGTGCCGCCCGCGTCGTAA